AAGAAGATCACACTTTCATCAACTGTCAGACCGATGCGTGCTGCAATCCTTGCTGCGATAGCATTGCTCACCCATGGGGCGAGATTGTCAGTGGAAGCCATGTAGTCGCCGCTAAGGAAGACTTCGTCGTCGCGACGAAGCCGACCAAGGCGCGACTTCATGTAAACTTCTGTGACGGTCTCACCAATGAGTGAGAATGCAGGGTGACGCCTAAGCGTTTTCCACATAAATCGTTGCAAGGGTTTAAGCACAAAACCTCTGACAGGGGGTCCCTTTGTAATCACTCGTACTTTGAGTGACTCCGCTAGCCCTACGGGCCTCACCCGATTCTTTTCGTAGCGGGCAACGACAAGCAGCTTTTCGTAAAGTTCTTTGAACCTAGCGTTAAGCCGCGAGTCGTCAACTCCAAACGTATTCTGCGGTGCGCCAATCTCTTCATTCCCACCTGGGACTGATCGGAAACGGAGAAGACATTCACCATTACCAGCTTCTGAGAAGTTAGTAAGGCCATATGCCTTCGCCAGCGCACGTATAGTACGGAAGGAGCCGCCATCACGAACAGAATCACGGTAAGAAGCGGAAGTTGAGGGAAAGAAAGGCCGTCGCCTCTCTCGATCTGTGTACTTCAGTCCCTCAGGAAAGAGCTCATCAACGGTACGAATAAGCTGGGCAACGACAGTTTGTCGATTGAGATCAGTCTCAATGCCCTTCATTTCGGCTACGTTGATGTTAGCCCATAACTGATGATTAGACGGAAATACACAGGTCGGGTGTGGTGGTGGCTGATCAGTTGTGAGGATCTTCACTGTATCGCTGATCGACTTCTCAACCATAGCCTTATCCGGACGGGGCATACCCTTCTTCGCTTGACAAACCGAGTTAAGCCATTCCCATTTATGCGGACCACGAATGATACGCTGGGAGTAGCGACCCAGAATGCCAGAGAGAAGATGAGAGGGGTTATCCAAAATCGTTGTGGGGTTAACCGGAGGAGAACCGCCACTGCGAGAATGGTGGAAGAAATAAGCCGCGGTCTTGTACTTGACCCATTTCATCCAACCCACCTGTTGTTCTGCCCTGGCCCACAGCTGCAACGTCTTTGACCGACATCGTTGCAGTTGGGCAGGAGAGGCCTCAAGGCCGAGAATAACCAAGAGGTCCTGCAGCACCTCGTAACTGCGCTGCAGCTCCACCGAAGGGATCGGAGGAACGACACTGGAAACAGGTCGAACCTCGTCGCCCAACGGAAGAGTATTACTGACGCGTTTAGCGTCAGGGAGCTCGATCAGCTCGACAGCTGATCGACCCTCTACCATGGGGGTTAGCGCCTGCTCATCGGAAATTATGAGCATCACTAACCGGTAACTGTCTAAAATCTCGCTTGCTTTAGTTCGCT